CGGACCAGTCTTTGGAACTTCAATATTGTTATAAGGCAAGCCGGGATCATTGTCACCGGGGGCGTTGGGATTAGTGCCGGGTCTTTCATTAAGGCCACCCGGCGGTTCGCCAGTTTGTTGTGTGACACGATCCTGATCGTTCTGTGTGATACGGTTGTCGCCACCAACGACCGGAATATTAGTCGTGGCATTGACAGTATTCTGTCCAGACGTAAACCGATTGTTTGTTTCAGCCGTAACAAAGTCTTGAATACGGGGATTCATGACTGGAACTGGATCAGCCGGTACAATAATGGCTCTAAGTTGTTCTTGAGGCGTGTCATAGCAGTCATTGCAGACCAAAAGGCGGATGTTCATCAAAGAAGCACCGCGCCAGTCAAATTGCCACTTAAGATTCACTAAATTATAGCGAAATCCGCACCTGTCGCATATGGCATGAGCCTGCGGGTTGCTGGCACTCGTTCTTGCGCGTCCAGATTGACTTGCGTATGCCATTTTGCCTCCCTATGGCCGATAATAACCCATAATTTGAGGCGAAATATACTGTTGAGCGGTTTCAATATTCTGTTGAGCAGCGATATTATAGCTCTCATCAGCCTGACCCTTTAATGCAACCGCTAATTGGGGGTTCCATATACGAGCCAAACGGTATGTTAGACCATCAGCAAAGGCTTCCATCCACAAATATGGGATCTCAACTCCCTGATTATTGGTCAAATTCGAATCTTGGAGCTGCCGAACACGATAATATTTAAGATATTGGGCACTGCTTCCATCAGGAACAGGCCATAATGTCACAGTTGGGTTCGGGTTAATTAAGCGATCAAACCAAAATGTCGTTGGAAAGCCTTCTTGCTCTTTATTTGGATAAGAAGCGTACTCTGTACGGCTGACAGACAGAATAATACGGTCAATGGGCTGGCCACCACCGTTGTCGATGGTAATGTATGTATCTAACATTGTTACAGTGTTAAGCGGAACATTGTATGTTGCTTGACCTGCGACCAACGGAACCGTTTGCAAATCAACAGCCCATAGATTGACGCCTTCGTTCGACCAGCGGGCAAGCATCATGTTGGACGCCATACGCGCTGATACAAAATGCTCTTGGACAAGCGAAGTCGGACGCAAACCAATGTTCTGGTAAGCGTATAGGACGATCTCACCTAATCCGGGATTATAGGCGTATGTCCCGATTGTTGACTTTTTATCACCTTAAACAGGGCCAGCCTGAACAACTGAGGCAGTTACAGTACCAGAGCCAGAGCTGATATTGATGCAAATAGCTTTGCACGGAACTGTAAATGATCCGCCAGTGCTAGCAGAAACAGCCGAAAAGCCAGTAGCAACATACCAAGTAGCGCCAGCTACAGTATAGCCGTCTGCCATTGGATCATCAAATGAATATTCAATGTTAAATGTAGCAGAGCCTGATGTAATGGCTGCTCCAATACCAACATTGAAAGGAGTTTGGAAATCATCTACAGCGCAAGCTGCGCTGCGACCAGTTCCAGACTTTGTAATTGTTGTAAGTTTCATTTTGATCTTCCCTTAGCGCGAGATGCTGCGACATTATCAACCAAGTTCGGGTAAGGCCGTCCAGCAACCCTTGCCTTAGCTTTTGCCAACTGGACTTGCTTTTTGTCTAGATGACTATGTGTAGCATCTTTTGGAGCTTTTTGCTCCCAAAAAGGTTTTTTCAGCATTTAACATCCCACTTTTTTAACGCAAGATTGATTCTGCTGTTTGGATCATGTGCTGTTTTGGCAGAAGTTAATTTTTCCTTCATACCACACATTCGTGACCGAAAGTTTTCACGCCTTTGAGCATCCGCAGGGCTATGTTGGGCTTTCTCACGGGAAACTGGAGGCTTTAGGTTATGCCCTTCAGCTTTAGCCGAAGCCCTACCTTTAGCATTTAAGCCGCCTTCTGGGTTTTGGCCCTCTTTGCGCGTCCAAGCACCACCCATGATAAACTCCCAAAAGTAGTAGGGGGCACTAGGCCCCCATACCATTAGCCAATTTCTTCTGTTTTGTGGCCCTTTGGAGGAGTGCCAGCATGAGCAGATGAAAGCGGGTTCATGTTGGAGCCAGTGCGGCCACCAGACTTGCGGGGCTTGCGACCAGCATTGCCTTTAGCATTTGCACCCATAACCATGCCCATATGCTTGGCGCTGCCGCCACGCTTCTTTTCTTTCGCAGCACCAAAGATCTTAGGTGCATTGTTACGCTCATCGGGAGCATCCTTGATGTCCTGTTCCCAATCTTTGGAACCGGTCATAGCGCCACCAGATTCTTTCTTTGTACGACCCTTCATATTAGCCTCCTATAGCTAAATTATGCGTTTTCAGCTTGAATATAGCGAACTACAAGATCGCCAACGCCGTCACCAGTATTTGCAGACAAAGCATAAATGATAACGTCAGAAGTTCCAACATTAGACCATTTAGCTGTGCGAGTTGCATTTGTTCCGGGCGTAAGAGCGTCGAGGCCAATAGTTCCGAGCGCACCACCAACCACAAGTTCAGTCGATGCTGCTGTTGTACCCAGACTAATAGTACTTGCAACACCACTCCATGCTACAGTTGCCAAAACTTGTATATTTACAATATGGCTGTTAGCTGGAATGACAATGCTAGTAGCTAATGCTGTAGCTGTTGTAGCTTGTGTAATAGGCACAGTTTGCACCATCATCACAAACCCGACATTCTTAATCGTACCAGCAGTTGTGCCGGTCGTGTCAAGAACATCACCAGCCTTAATGGGGCCAGTAAATGTACTAGTTGCCATAATAATCTCCTGCACGAGTTCGTCACATAGTCTGTGCAGCGTCCGCTAGGCCGGTCTATGTGACTGCAATCCTAGAAAAGCGGGGGCCGAAACCCCCGCCATTTGCCTTACGAGGTGGGGAAAGAACCCCAGATCGAACGCCAGTTATAGTAACCAAACGAGTATCTTTCGTAACCTTTTACGAGAAGATTATCGGTCACAAAATCTACTTGCATATCTGTTTCGAACTTAATTCTCTCCATATAAGAGAGGCCATCAATGTTCGTAAGCAGGAACCAAGCGTACTGTGAGGTCAAGAAGTCGTTGACCATGTAGCCTTCCGAAAGGCCACCCGCAGTCATCATGATTGCGTTGACATCATTATCTGATGTACCGGGCCGCAGTTCAGTCTTTGTAAGACGAATTGCAGTAGGTTCAAGCTGCGGAGGAACAACAAGCTTGCGAGCGCGAGCAAACACTTTCAAACCAGCTTGATCTTTAAAGTTCGTGCGAACAGCAATCATGCCGTTTAGCAGCGTTGACTCATTTAGACCAACCGCAGTTGAAGGAATGTTAGCAACCGTGCCACCATCAATCGGATGGTTGGAAGCGCACAGAGCAACGCCGTCACCACCAATGCTTGCATTGTATGTGGTAGCAGTGTTCAAGACGTTAGAACCGTAGATTTCCTTAGTTTGCTGGAATGATTCGATCAAACCAAGATTCGAAGGATGGAACTGTGTCTTGTACAGGTTGTCATCAATTGCCTTACGGGTAATTGCATACCCAAGAGCAATTTCTGTGTGTTCCTGATTGTAGACATAACGCTCACCAGCATTATTGTCGAAAGCAGTTTGACCGCCTTCTGTCTTAAGCTGTGCAAGACCCAAGAAACGCATTTCTGCGGTGCGCTCAAGCGCCATCTTAGAATCATGCTTGGTGAAGATCTTGTCGTACTGAGATGGAATCATCTCGTACTTGCCTTCTACTCCGCGCAATCCGGGGAGCAAGAGGTCTTTAATTGCTGAGAGATTGACAGCCATTAGTCCTTACTCCCTTAGACGCCGACGAAATTCTTCGTCTGGACATAGTTGAAGGAAACAACAGCATAATCGTATGCCTGACTGTTAATCAGAGTCCCCGGAGCGCCCGGCGGATCATTAATCACGCTGACGATCTTGAAGGGAGCATACACATTATATGTTGCGGTGTTGATTGTGGTTGTGTCGAGATAAGCGCCAGAAAGACCATTAGAGGTATTACCAGAGCCAATCGCAAACCCAATCGTTGATCCAATGTCGGCCAGCGCAATGCCAGTGGCATCAGACTGAGCAACAAACTTAGCATTTGGATCATTAATGATATAGCCAGTCACAACGCTGGTCGAAGCAACGTCTGAACCGGGCCAGTAGTTTGACCAAACTGTACGCTTCTGTGCAACGGACAGATACTGACAGCCAGAGAAAATACCGGCAATGCCGGGGACGCCGGGAGTCGCGCCGGTTGAAGCGGAGCGAGCAACAGTACCATCTGTCTGAGGTGTTACGGGGTCGCCAAAATAAATGGCGGAAGCATTATAGGCAACGAGTACAGCGACCTGCTCATATGTAGGTGCTGAACCAGTGCCCTGATATTGACGAAAGCCGTAATAGCCTGCTGTGTTTGCAGCCATGACGGGGCCTCCTTTTAACAGGAAAGTCCATCATGCCACGCCGGGGGCAATCAGAGACAGGAAAATTCGAATACTCTCCACGCCGGGGGAAAGAATTGCCCTAAAGCAATTAAATTACATAATTACATTAAAAATTTACATTGTAAAGGGGTCGCTGACAAAACGACCCCTTATTTTACTAATATTTATTCAGGAACCGGAATTGGTTCATAAGAATTGGAAATTTTAGGCTTAACACTTGCGTGATCTCGCCCAAATTGACCTTCTTTAGACTCTCCAAGCTGTGCCTTTTTGTGCATAATCTGGTCACGAGCCCGTTTGCGCTCAATAGCTGTCACTTCGTCAGTAATAACTTTTGGCCGCTCCATGAGAACCATGCCCTTACGCTCAATATTAGCGTATTTGTGGTCACCGGGCATCATTTGAGGATGACGGCTAGTTGGGACGGGCTCCCAGCCAGTGCGTTGAAGCTGAACCTGATAAGCGGGGTTTTCTTGACCCATAACAGTCTTAGTTTTCCACTCATATGTCCAACCATCTGGCGGAGGAGGAGCAAGAAACTCGTCTGTACCCTCATCTAAGTCGCCAATATGGCCTTTAATCTCTGCTGCTCTCTTAGCGGCACGAGCGCGGGGGTCTTCTTCGCGTAAGGCTGGACGCATTGCATCACGGGAGGATGCAGCCACAGTATCTGCGACCACTTCTAAATTTGCCTCAACCACATCCGGTCTAATAATAGCCTTAGCGGCTGGGCGACCACGCCTTTTGGGTGCTGTATTTTCCATAAAACTCTCCTTAGTTTGGCAATTTGCCAGCCTTTTGCAGGGCCAGCTTGTTTTGAGCATATTCTTTCTCAGTCATGCCCATCATAGCGGCCATTTCACGCTCATCACCGCTTAAACGGACGATATTTGTGCGTGTACCACTTGCTGTGCCACTGCGTGTTACAGGAGCTGACGGGGGAGCGACTCGACGCTGTGTTGGAGCTGCTGCTCCTGACAAAGCCGACTCTTCTGAAACGTCAACAGCCTTACGCAAACCCAGTCTGTTTTCGATAAATTCGAAATATTGCCGGGTATCAGCAATAATACCGTCATCAATCGCATCTTCATGGGCTCTGAACATCCGATCAATGGTTTTTTTGTTGCCCAAATAATCTTTATTGCGCCTTAACCAATCAGCCGAAGCTGGCGTGACTTGAGACGCAATATTTTCAATTGGATCAACCCATTGTTGAGGCTGTGGCTGGGCCTGTTGTGGCCGGGATTCCATAGCCTGCTTACCCGACTCAAGCTGTGACAATTTTACAGCATTGCCGGATAACACTTCTTGAATTTCGGCAACGCGATCATAGTCGCCAACGGACATAGCTTCCTTATATTGATTTTTAAGGATGCTGCTGTCCCGCTTAATGGTATCAATCGCATTGTTAACAAGGTGAAGATTGGTATCTTCTACCTCCAAACTAGCACGATAAGCCTGCTCTGTAGCTTGATTGGCCCTTTTTTCTGCTTCAAAACGGGCTTGCCGCTCTGAATCCAGTTTTTGTTTCAGCTCTTCAATGCCTTCATCGACAGACTTTTCGGCCCTAGTAGCCGGTTTATCGTCCACAATTTGTATTTCTGGATGATCGTCTTTGGCTGCATCATCAACCGACAGATCAATCTCCAATTGTTCTTCATTTCCTGACATATTTTTCTCCTTCACCAAACCCTATCGGGCTGGTCAATGCGCCCACGAACCGTCACATCTTCAAGAATGCGGCATAGGACGTTGTTAACGGTAATTTGCCATCCATCTGATGGCCGGAAAACGATCCAATCATTTTCGCTAATGTTGACACCCTTGAACCATTCGTCAGTGTCATCAACAAAAGCAGACGGACCTTTCTTTAGAACAAGACCGACTTTAGATTGATAGCGATCTTCGTCAGTTGTCTTGTCTGACAAATATAATCCGCTCTTTGTTTTCTGGGGGCGGATGTACACCGCAACCAAGATCTGATTGTTAAAGATCTCTACCTGAGAAATATCACCCACTTCTTGGGCGAGCTTATGCTTAGGATCAATTTCGTGATCCATTGTCATGAAAGGCATAGGTAACTCCTTAGTTTGATTATTTTTGACCGGATGCAAGAGACTTGGCTTCCTCAAGCAAAACCAAAGAGGAGCGCAAACCAACAAGAATGCCCTGAAAATGCCGATAAGTATCGTAGTCAGGGATATATCCAGCCGAAATTTGCTGCGTAATTTTTTCAATATCTTCATTAACAATTGTTTTAAATTCGTATTCTAGTCGATCTACACTGGTTAACATACGACACCCTCTTGTCGCCCTCTGTAATGGGTGGTGGGATAAGGCAGAGGGTCCTCATCCCACCGTTTTACAAGGCGTAAAACGCCTCATAAACTTATTTGGGCGGTGTTAGCCCATATGCTTTAATTTTCTCTAAGCGGCCCTCACCTGATGCTGCACCAAAGTGCATCTTGGGGTAAGTGCGGCCACCAGACTTGCGACCCATTTGGGGACCGGGCATCGGAGGCATTTGTGGGGGAGGCATAGGCATAGGAGCGCCAGCGGGCGGAGGAGCCGCAACAGCGGGAGGCACAGGCACAGGCATAGCGCCCGGAGGACGAGGGGGCATACCGGGCATCGGTGCGCCGTCCATACCGGGTTTGCCACCAGCATGAATCAAGATGTTCACGTTGGTCTTGGCTTTACCGCCAGACTTACGAGCAATACGGCCACCAGTGGGGCGTGTCCCGCCAGCATAGTTACCGCCGCCTTCAGCTTTTCCGGTACGGGCTGCCGACTTAACCATCTTCTTGATGAGGGCTTTATCTTCGGCAACATCCTCATGCT